AGGACCGAAGCCGTCCAGTTTATCGTGAAGTTGAGCTTTCAGCTTATAACACGCATAAAAATTGGTAGCAGAAAGCACCGGGACAAATGATTGAAAAAGTGGCAATCGTGGCAGCAGTTCGAGATGCGTTCTCGGAGAACGTAGGCGGTCTATACACTGCGGACGAAATGGAACAAGCAGCACCTATCGACGTTACCCCACGAGAAACGCAAGAGGATGTTAAGGCTCGTAAAACGGCACAGATTGAGCAGCAAAGACAGGAACAAGCTCAACCAGTCCAACCAGAGCCAGAACTAGTCGAAGACACTGAGGAAGTGGAAGAACAGCCACAACCGCAACAAGCACGCTATGAGTCAAGAAGCGACCAACAACCTAACTTCATCAGCAACGAGCAACATGACCTAATCATGCAGCAAATCAATGAGCTAGCTCTAATTACTGGTCGAGCAACCGAAACAGTAGCTAATTACTATTTGAAGAAGTACAAACTCAACGTATTCTCTGAATTGCTAGTGCCGGGATTTGATGTGATAACTAACGACATTCAAACACAAATTAACAACCGAAAGGGATAAGACATGAAAGATGTAACAAACAATCTTGAAACAATCGAACCGGTCTATACGCCGGGGAAAATTAGCTTTGATTTTGACGCATTCGACAAGGCTATTCAGACAGCAGTTAGTGAGTTGTCTGATGAACAACTTGATAACTTGGAATATGACGATATCAAGAAGGAGTTTGCACGCTTCAATGGGCTCTTGACAAAGTTGGACGACAAGCGAAAAGACATCTCGAAAGTGTACAAGAATCCGCTTAATGAGTTTGAAGCTAATTTCAAAGAGTCTAAAGGACCACTTGAAGGACTTATCAACAAGCTACGTGCTAAACGTAATGAAATTGATGAACACCGAAAAATGTTGCGAATCGACCACGTTAGATCAGTCTTTGAAAGTAAGTGCGAGCTAGCCGGACTAGACAAGGACACATTCAAGGACAAGTACGAGAGTTTTTCTAAGGTCGGTGACTTCATGGATAAGAAAATGAAGCTCAAAAAAGTGACAGAAGAAGAAAATCGACGCTATGGTTTTGGCTGAGTATGACCGGCTTGAGGAATACAAATCTAACATTGGCATGATTGAGGAACAAGCCCTTGACTATGAGCTACCGGCTGAACCATACACTAGAGCGTTGCAGAATGATACACCTCTAGTTGAAATCCTCAAACAAATGAAAAAGGACCGTGACGCAGCCGTAGAGCGTAAGCAGCAAGCAGAAGCCAAAGCGAAAGCAGAAGCGGCACGCCTAGCAGAAATTGAAGCAATGGCTAAACAGTCAGCTAGCGAGGAAATCAAGGCGGTCAATGCTGAAACTGGTGAGGTTATCGAAGACGTCAAACCAGTCGAGGAAGTGCCTAGCAAACCCGCTGAACCGTACAAGGTCAATCTTTCACTTACATTCCATGGTGGGGAACAACAATGGTATCAATTCGCTAAATTGCTCGATGATAACTTTGTAAACTACGAAATTCTGAAATGAGGTAAGCGATGAGCATAGTTGTAAGGGATGTATATAATTATCGACAAATTTGGTGGTTAGATAAATTCTTAATCGGGCACAAAGGGTATATTGCAGGCGGTTGTTTTAAAAACATCTTCAATAATGAGCGAGTCAATGACATTGACATGTTCTTTGAATGTGAAGCAGATTTTAAGGACGCTCAAAAATATTTCAAAAAACAGATGGAAGAAAAGGCTAGTGAAATAAGATTTTCTTACGAAAATAAAAATGTTTGGGCGGTTTATTTCATCAAAGAAAAAGTCAGAGTAGAGCTAATCAGAAAGACCTTCGGGAAACCGAAAGACATGATTTCAGATTTTGATTTCACGATAACAAAATTCGCTTATTACAAAAATTACGACAACGTTGACGAAGATGAGTATCTGGCAGTTTATGAAGTGGCATTCCAAGAAGATTTCTTCGAGCACTTGCACACAAAGCGTCTAGTTATTGATGACGATTTACCATATCCAGTGAGCACATTTAACAGAATGATGAAATATGCTAAATACGGATACCAGCCATGTCGACAAACTAAAATCACAATGATAACAGAATTAGCCAAGTTGTCTATTGATGACAAAGATTTCGAAGAACAACTTGGAAAGAGTTTTTATGAAGGAATGGACTAAAAAAGGAGATAAGAAACATGATGAACTCAGTCTGTCTTGTTGGAAGATTAACCAGAGACCCCGAACTAAAATACACAACCAGTAACATCGCAGTGGCCACATTCAGCCTAGCTGTTAACCGCAACTTCAAGGACGCTAACAGCGAACGTAAAACAGATTTTATTAACTGTGTGATCTGGCGTCAGCAAGCTGAGAATTTGGCTAACTGGGCTAAAAAAGGGGCATTGATTGGAATTACTGGACGCATTCAGACCCGTAGCTATGAGAATCAGCAAGGCCAAAGGGTGTATGTGACTGAGGTAGTCGCTGAGAACTTCCAAATGTTGGAGAGCCGTGCAGCGCGTGAAGGTGGCAATGCTAATCAAGGCAACACATCGGGAGCGTTTGGCAATGACGGCTATGCAGGGCCTTATGGTCAGCAAGCACCGCAACAGCAAGGACCAAACTTTGCGAGAGATAGCAGCCCATACGGGAACGCAAACCCTATGGACATCACTAGTGATGATTTACCCTTCTAATTTGGTGAAAACATGAAAATGATTTTAAACATCGAGCCTAAACCTCAAACAAGGCCGCGATTCAGCAAATTCGGGACTTATGAAGACCCCAAAATGAAGGCGTGGCGCCGTCAATGTTCGCAACTTATTGAGCAAGAGTATGATGGGGAATTCTACGACGGGCCTATTTCAGTAGATGTCGTCTTTTACATGAAGGCCCCGCTTAATGTATCAAAAAAGCCCACGCCAAAAGCTAGAGCTAAAACGTGGGACACATTCAAGAGTTTTATGTCTGAAACACTTTGGCATGCGAAAACTCCAGACGTTGATAATCTTGTCAAATCGCTCTTTGATAGTATCTCAAAAGCTGGTTATAACAAGGTCGATAAGAAAGGTATCGTCTGGACGGATGACAGCATTGTTTGTGAGTTGAAAGCTCGTAAGAAGTACAGTCCTAATCCACGCATTGAATTTGAAATCAAGGAGCTTGAATGAATAGCAAATATAAAGACAAGCTAGTCGGTGTGTATGCACCGGGCAACTATGGGCGCACTAGTGTATTAGATCAAACCCAAGAATTTTCAAGATGGTTCTGGGCTAATCGCAAGGACATGGAACTTATTAGCATTAAGTTAGGCATCGACGTTAAGAAACTCAATCGCATTCTGACGCTGGAGCAGTTGCCGGACGAAGAATTGTTAAGAAAGATGGTCGAATTATGCAAGTAAAGGAATACGCATTATATAAAGGCGAGGAATTACTGGCGATGGGGACTAAGCGTGAAATCGCTGAACAATTGGGTGTGTCAGCTAGCACAATCGGTTACTACGGGACGCCAGTATACGCTCGTAGAACCAGTGAAAACGGAAGGAGATTAGTAAAGCTATGAAATACAAAGCAATCGTGTATTACGACAATATGCCAGACAGTGAGCATATTTTTAGCAACAAGAACGACGCTATCAACGAACTACATCGTTTGAGAGGTGTCAAATATCGCAATTCTATGATGTATACGGTGGAGTTGGTCGAATGCGGTGGATAGTAAGAGTAGCACGCACGATGGATGATGTTAAAGAGTGTCATTTCACAGATAAGGACAAGGCACTGAAACACATTGAAGCATTGAAGAAGTTAAGCATGGCAGTAGATGATGCAACTGTCTGGATGGAGGAAATTAGCGATGATGAATAAAGATGAACAAATACAGAATTTATCAAAGATAGCACGCATTTCAGTATCGTATGCAGAAGACCTATATGACTCTTTCTTCCCTAAACCAGTCGTACCACAATACGTGGCGGATTGGTATGAGGAGAACAAAGAGGATTTTGAAACGAATTTGTTTAACGATATCTACAATATTTCGAATGTCTATCCCGGTGACAATTTAGGTGAATTTGCGGATTGGTTGATGGCTGATGATAGCCACGCACTCACAACCCTCGTCAACATGCACCAGTTCGGCTATGAGGTCGAGGGAAGAAAACGTTACACGGTCCGAGTAAAAGGGATTGATGGATACACTACTCACCTTAATCAAAACTTAGACAATCAAGTATGGTTTTTTGCATCAAATGAAAGAATTGACGGTTTTAGAGTTAGACACACCCGCAAAGAGCTAGAAGATGCTAATTTCGGTTGGGTGTTCGGCTGTGAGGGGATTGAAGTGAAAGAGGTGGAGTGATGAGCAAGAGAGTACAGGCTACAATTTCCAGTGATCTATTCACACACATCTTAGCTTTGAAAGAGTACGGAAATTACAAAAGTCTTTCAGCTCTAGTGGAAGAATCGCTTGAAAAAACATTATCTGAATACAGCAAATTTCAAAGTTTTAGAGATTTTTTAGACATGGAGATGCACAATGAACAAACTTAGACATCTACGAAAACAGAAAAATCTAACCATCGTCGAGGTAGCCGAAAAAATAAGAGTGCCAAAACTGAAGCTTTTAAGATGGGAACACGGAACCGACCAGATCAGTATAGGCAAAGCTAAAAAGCTAGCTGAGTATTTCGGTGTGAGTGTCGGTTATCTGTTGGGGCTTGATACCCCAGCAAA